CCCGTATTCATACTGTCTCTTGACGAGGGGCCATTCGATCTGGTAGTAGTCTCTCCTCATCTTCATCTGGAGGATATTGCCCACGTTCGACAAAGGATAAGGAACCGCCTGACTGTAGAACATCATCGAGCCAGGAGGCATGTTCGGGTGAAGCCCCAGCTTGACGAGGGACCCCCCGGCCATGGTGTAGCGGTTGAGATATGTCCCGACGACTGCGCCAGCCGTCAGAGTAGGAATACCTGCACCCTGGGTGACGTCGAGGTTGAAACGGATGATCGGCGTTCCGTTTGCACCCATGACTTTCGAAGAAATGTTCTTAACTTCTTGGGCGCTCATCCAGATGATATCCGGGCTGAGTCGGTAGTTATCCCAGAACGACTTGAAGGCGGTGTCGATCTCTGTGATCACTGGCGTCCCCGTCTCGATCGTCAGGTTGTTTCCGCCCAGGTCGATATAGTAGGCGTTGCTGTTCGCTGTCACGATCTGCTCCCAGAGGCCTCCGAAAAGCAGAGCATCATTCGAGTGATCGTTTGCTCCGTCGATATCGTTGGCTGTCTGCGTTCCCTGCGTCTCATTCCCCTTGTAATCGAAGAACGGTACCGTAGTGATGGCCGTCAGGGTGAGATTCGCTGCGACGTTAGCGTCTCCCACATACCAGGCATACGCAGCCGCGCCTTTACACGTTTTGGCTGCGATGTTTGCCGCCGGCACGGCGAACCTGATCGTGGTCTTGTTCGATGAGTTGGCATTGTTGGCCGCTGACATCTTTCCGCAGCCCACGTTGTAGGTGTCGTTCGATCCGTCCACGTTCGTCCGAGTGACCTGATAAGCCACGCCACCGGAGATCGATGAGGCGAAATAGCCTTCCGGCGTCAGCGGAACATAGCGGCAATGGTAGACCGTGTTCGCGGTCAGGTTGCCAGTGGTATTTGAGGTCGCTGCCGTCGGAGTCGGAGCTGCCGCATTGGCGCAGAGCTGAAACTCCGGCATTCCGTAAAGGATGACCTTTTCCTCTCCGATCATGAGCGACCGGAGAAGCCCAAGGACTGCGAGGGCCTTCACGTCGTCAAAATTCTGAGCACCGTAATCGGCCTCGAAGGTCACGGCGTCCTCGAATCCGAGCGCCTTGTATGACGCCGTCTTATTGGCCGCTGAAGTCGTGATCTTCGCCGTCCGGTTCCCCTCAGAAACGCCGGGACTAAGGCTGTTCGCGTTGATCGCCGTGATCACCTTCCAGTTCGTGGCCGTGCCGCCATTACCCGCCACCCTGGGAATCATATTTCTCAGTGGCGTGATGACGGGATAAAGAAGTTTCGCCGTCGGCTCCAGGTCGTACCAGACAAGGCCCAGGGCTGTATTAAAAATCTTCTCCAGCTTATTCCAGTCCTGCGGAGCCGCTTGCTTGACCATGTCAAGCGTCTGCTGGGTGATGCCGTGGATGTTCATCAACTGCTGCATTCTAGGATCCATCTTTTCCTCCTCCTCTCTTTAGTCTGTTAGACTGTGCCTTCATGCCTATGTCAGAGGCTTGTGAAGGGAATAGATTTGCGGCTCGCTGTGGACCTTCTTCATCATGGCGACCGGATCTTTTGTCTCTTCGATCTTTTCGTCGCCTTTTTTGAGATCGATTTTAGAATCGTCCTGCTTCGTGATGGCTGCCGTGTCCATCTTCGCGCCCTTCGGAGGCTCAGGTTGCTTCTCTAAAACATCGATCCTCTTTTTCAGGGCGTCGTTATCGGCCTTGAGCGTCTTGTTCTCGGCTTCGAGCGCGTCCTGCCGTTTCGTGATCTCTTCCAGTTTCTTCATCTCCATCTCATCGTCCTCCTTTCCGTCTGACTTTTGGCATTTGGCGCACTTGCACTCGACGCCAAGCTCGTTCGTGTGGTCGTGGATCGCCTGGACCTTCGCTAAGAGAGCCTTTGTCATATTCTTAGCAAGATCGGACTCGGGATTCAGCTTCTTAGTCTCGTTACATTTATTGCATTTACATTCGGCCCCCATTTCTTCGGTCTGATCGTGAATCTTCTGCATGATGTCAAGGTCCATCCTTGAGTGGCGGGCGCCGGACTTCTTCATATCTTCGATCTTCCGAGATAGCTCCATCACCGAGGCCTCGTAGTCTTCTTGGATCTCTGAGCTTATGAAGGCCTTCAAGTTATCGATCACCGTCTTTAGGGCGGAGGCCTGGTCCGTCTCTTCCTCGTTAAGCTCTTTGTCATAGAGGTAGGCGATCGTCTGCAAGCAGTAGGCCGCGCTGATCACATCTGAGATCTCTTCGCCAGCATATTTCTTCAAATCTCCGAGATCCGGGACCATAAGTTCGATCTCCGCCTTTTTCAGCTCGTCCTCGGTCATGGCGTCGATTTTCTTCGATTCCTCCTTTGCGGAAGGCGGTCCCTCCTTGTCGATCTTCGCCTTCCACGCGGAGATGATCTTCGATTTAATCGATTTCACATCCTCTGCGCTGTATTTGGCGGCGTTCTTCGGTTTGTTGATGTAGTTCCAGGCCGCCCGGATATGGGCCTCCGTGTCGATGGGGTATTTCTTGTTCTTGGCGTCTGCGAATTTCACGTCTCCGTATTTCTTTTCTCCCTCCTCTGGCTTCACGTCCTTTCGCTCGGCCACTTTCTGGAAGGCTACCTCTTCGACGATGCCGTTCGATTTAACCAGAGAGAACGTCGCGCTCTTCAGGGCCGGATAATCGACGAGCGAGATCTCGTTCGGAGCTGCCGTGTATCGGTTCGTCTTGCCGTCGAACCATTTCTTTACATATCGGCCGCCCTGGGAGAATCCGGTATAGACGCCATCGAGGCATTTCTTCCAGTCATCGTCATCGACGACTTTTGCTACGACTTCCACGGCTTTTTCATGATCATCGAGATTCAGGTTTTGAACAAAGCCGGAGGCCTTTTTCGGATCGTGCATAGCACGTAGGTTGCCGTAAGATTTGCCGTCCGTCGCCTTCTGGAAATAGCCGGACCACTCCTCGTAAAAAGGTTTCGAGGTCGAATAGTCAAAAGTCTCGTTCGAGCTGTCGGCCTTTTCTTCGGTGACGCGGCCGAAGACGAGCCGCTTCTCCTCGTCGACCTTGACGATGGGGATGAAGATCTTCATCATGTCTTTATTCTGTCCTTGGGGATCCATTTTTATGCCTCCGCTTCCTCTGCCAGCACTGGCAGGACGTCACATCTGCAGTTTGGGTGTCCTGGTGGTTCCATGTCACCACTTGGAAACGCCTCTGTTAAAGGAATGACTCCTTTCGCCGCGTTAAGTTCGCAGATCTCTTCACAACAGCCTTCGGAGCTGCAAATCCACTCTTTTCCCGAAACGACTCCGCTTTCCTTGTAGGCGATCATATTCCCTCTCACGTCGGCGAACGCTGTCTCGGTCCTTGCGATCATGTCGGCCCGCTCTTTCGAGAAGGCGTAATTCTCTTCGAGAGCATCACGAAGTTTGTTTGTGCTCCATCCCTCTTCGACCGCCCGCGTTACATCGCCCCTGAGAAGATCCCGCGTTGATTGTTCGATGAACCATTTCGCGTTCGGATTATCAATGATCGTGCCGTCTGGAAGGATCCTCTTCCCGACGAGCTCCGCGCCTCGTTGCTTCGCATAATCCGTTGCCAGCTGCGACATCGTCTCCGTGATCCCCTCTTCGCTCATGCCGATCTGGAGGAGGGCCTTTACGACTCCGTCCTTCGTCACTTCCTCGAGGATCTCCTGGCTCGCGTCCATGATCAGCGCCCATCCTTCGAGATCGAGCTTCGAAAGAATCTGTTTGACTCGGAGTTCGGTTTCCGGATCGACCTTCTCGACATCCATTTCCAGCTTCCGAACCTGTTTTTTTCCTTTCTCAAAGAGGTCAAGCAATACTCCTTTTAGTTTTTTGCGGGCTGCCCGTACCAGCTTCCGCTCCCGGGGGATGCGTAGAATTTTTTTTTTGCCTTGGCCAGCTTCAGGGCGGCCTGGGCGGCGAGATCTCCGTCTTCGAGTTCTCCTTCACCGTTTCCATTCCCGTTCCCCGGCACATTGCCAGAAATGATATCCTTCACCAAAATCGGACCGCTTGCTGTCATAATGAAAGGATCGATCCCTAGAGGAGAATCCCCGTTCCTGTCTCGGATCTGATCAATCCCTTTGATTCCGCTTCGCACATAGATCTCATCGATCTGGGCTTGCTCAAATGGTTTCGGCGTAGGCCTGGAATCCCAAGCGAATTCGATCCGCTTTAAACCGAGATATTTCCAGGTCAGGAAGTCGATCAGATTCTTCGACCACAGAAGAAAAGGTTCGAGGCCTTCCTGTTGAGCCATCTGCTGGGCGTTCTCGGCTGTCGCCCGGTTCATCATCCTGACGAAAGGCTGAGGGGAGACAGAGAAGCAATAACAGACCACGCGGGCAAGCCATTCATCTGCGAAGCCCTCCCCATCGAACGCCGTTCCTTTCGTC